CAAGAGGGTCAAGCTAAAATTCAGCTAGAGGCAGCGAAAGCAGCCAATAGAGATGAAATAGAACGTGAAAGGATATCTACACAAGCAGAAATAGCTGGAGCCAGAATAGGTCAGCAAACTGCTAGCGATTTGCTAGAAAATGCTCAAGATGATAAAAAACAAGCTTTAGAAGAATATAAACTTGGTCTTGACATGGCAAAAGATATAGTGAAAGATATCACTACGAATGAATAATGATATCACACAGCTATCACTCTCAGAACATCTGAAGATAAAGCTGCGTGGTATGATGAATGAACATGCCGATCATATAGCTTCTGGAGCTTGTAAAGATTACAACGACTATCAGAAGATGACTGGCATTATCGAGGGTTTAGCCCTTGCAGAGCGAGAACTTCTAGATTATGTCGAAAAGGTTCTCACAGAATAGGAACTCGACTCCTTAAGTCGTGCAAATAATATGAGTAAAGCAGAAGTAAAAATACCAGAACCAGAAAGCGTAAAAGCACCTGATATAAGCAAAGAAACTAAGTCTCAATTACCAGAACCCGCAGGTTGGAGAATATTAGTAGCTATGCCTAAAGCAGAAGAAAAAACTGATGGCGGTATTGTAAAAGCATCTCAAACTATTAGAGATGAAGAAGTAAGTAACATTTGCGGATATGTTATGAAGCTAGGACCTGAATGCTATAACGACACCAAAAGATTTCCGAGTGGACCTTGGTGTAAAGTTGGTGATTGGGTAGTCTTTCGTGGTTACTCAGGCACTCGCATGAAAATGTATGGACAAGAGTTTCGTTTAATTAATGACGATACTGTGGAAGCAGTAGTTGATGATCCTACAGGAGTAGTTAGAGCATGAGTGATACCGAAATAATAAACGAAGAACCGAATATTCCAGAAACTGTTCCTCAATCAACAGAGGATAAATTTTTTGGTAAACAAACAGAAATAGATAACCAGATACCTGAAGGATTAGAAGTAGAGGTTATTGATGATACTCCAGAAGAAGATCGTAGACCCGCTAAAGCAGAAGACTCTTCACCAGATGTAGATGATGAAACTCTAGATAAAGAAATATCTGATTACAGTAAAAGAGCTGGTGAAAGAATAGCTAAAATTAAATACGAGTATCACGAAGAACGTAGAGCTAAAGAAGCAGCCACTAGAGAGTCTGCTGAAGCTGTTCAAAGATTACAAACACTTATGGCTGAAAACCAAAGACTACAAGCTATGGTAGATCAAGGTGCAGAAGTCTTAAATAAACAAGCACATAATAATGCTTTATGGGCTAAACAAAATGCTCAAGAACAATTTAAAAAAGCTTACGAAGAAGGTAATGCTGAAGAAATGACAAAAGCACAAGAGTTATTGTCAAAAGCTACATTGGCTGAACAACAATCACCTAATATGGCTGCAACTCTTCAACAACAAATAGCACAGAATTTACCGCAGACTCAAATACAAGCTGCTCAACCTGATCCTGATATGCAAGCATGGGCACAAAAAAATCCTTGGTTTATGGGTAGTGAACCTGTACATAAAGAGATGACATCTTATGCAATGTATGTAGATCAAAGTTTACAAGCAAAAGGGATTGACCCTGCTGCTAAGTCACAAGAATATTATGATGAAGTTGATAAAGCTATGCGTAATCAATTTCCAACCTTTTTCGGTGCAACTTCAACTCCAGAGGTAGAAGTATCTCAAGAAGAAGAAGCACCAAAACGACAACCATCAACAGTTGTTGCATCCGCAACGAGGGATAGCGGAAACAAAAAACCCACGCAAATACGTCTTACTCAGACACAAGTTAAGCTAGCTCGCCAACTTGGAATTAGTCCTGAGCAATACGCAAATCAATTATTGAAGGAGGCTTAAATGTCAGAAGAAAATAATAACACTAATGAAGTGGAGGCAGTTTCTACTGATACTCCTGTAGACCAAGAGCGTACCCCAAGGGGAACAGAAAGCCGAGAGGCTACCCAACACACACAAGATTGGGAAAATGTGTCAAACCTACCTACACCGAATCCACAAGAAGGCTGGGTATTTAGGTATATTAGAACTGCCCTTTTAGGACAATCTGATAATCCTAATGTATCAAGACGTTTTCGAGAGGGATGGATACCATGTGAACTGCAAGATCATCCTGAATTGCAAATTCACATGATGGATCATAACTCAGAGTGGGCAAAAAAAGGTAATGTAGAAATAGGTGGACAATTATTGTGCAAGATGCCAGCAGAAAAAGCGAAAGCAAGAGATGAACACTTTGCTAATTTAGCTCAGTCGCAACTCGAATCTGTTGATAATGTGTACTTTAAAGATCAGGATGGGAGAATGGCGACCAAACAAGTGTTTGAGCGTAATTCAAAAACAACTTTTGGCAAAGATTCTTAGGAGTCTTTAATAATTAATTTAATATAAGGAGACAATTATGTCGTCAAGTGCAACTCCTCACGGAGCTAGACCTGTTGGAACAATTGTTGGAAGCCCTTATCAAGGAAAAGTAACTCACTACAAAATTAAAAATGCTTATGGAACTTCTATATTCTATGGTGATTTTGTAAAGTGGGCAGACGATAACCCTAATACTACTATCCAAAAGGATACTGGTACTACGGCTTGTACACCTATAGGTGTTTTCCTTGGTTGTGCTTACACAGACCCAACTACTGGTCAATTCACACCAAATCAATATTTCCCAGCTTCAACTGCTGCGGATGATATTGTTGCGTATGTTGCTACAGACCCTTTCATACTTATGCAGATGCAATCAGATGAAGCTCTTACTCAAGATGATCTTGGTAAAAACTTTGCGGTTGTTCAAACTGCTGGAAGTACATCAATCGGTACAAGCAAAAACGCAGTAGACGGAAGCACAGCAGCTACCACTAATACACTACCATTAAAACTCGTTGACTTTGTTGACGGACCTGATAGTGCTATAGGTGATAGTTATACTGATGTGCTTGTTATGTTTAACGTAGGGCATCAATTGCTCAACACAACAGGTATTGGTTAAGGAGTACAATTATGGCAGCTATATCAAGAGCTAATGAGCTTAAGCAGCTTCTTCCAGGACTTAATGCCCTGTTTGGAGAGGAATATAATAACTACGAGAATGAGCATGAAGAAATTTATGTAACTGAGAATTCTGAAAGATCGTTTGAAGAAGAACTCAAGTTATCAGGTTTCGGAGCTGCTCCAGTAAAAGATGAAGGTTCAGCTATCAATTATGATACTGCACAA